TTATTCCCACATAGAGTTGCACCTGAAAAGCAAGTTGAAATCTTTAGAGATCTTGCAGAGCGGTTGCCGCAATACGAGTTTGTTGTTTGTCAAGATTATCAACTTACTAAAAACGAATATCATAACTTGTTAGGTGAAGCTAAGATGGTGTTTAGTGCTAACCTACAAGAAACACTTGGCATTAGCTGGTATGAAGGCGCATTAGTTGATGCTATTCCTATGGTACCTGATCGTCTAAGTTACAGTGAAATGGGGTTAGACATATTTAAATACCCTAGTGAGTGGACTGAGAACTATGACGCATACTTGCATCATAAAGACAAAATAGTCGCACAAATTGTAAACTATATGGAAAACTATGATGATCTACTTCCAAATATTAACAAGCAAGTTACTAAACTTAACAAAGAGTTTTTTAGCGGTAGCGCACTTTATGAGGCAATATCTAATGAGTAAGGCAACTACGAAGGCAATAGCGTCTCGTTTTAATAAACAAGGAATGTTTTAATGGCTAAAAGAATACACACCGACTACACAGTAGTAGAAACAACAGATACTAAACAAAATCCAAGATGGAAGGTACTATTAGCTAGAGACATTTTAGTTAGTACGTGTCGTTCTTTAAAAGAAGCAACCGACATAGCAGCTAAATTAAATATTGATCCTTATGCACTTGATCGAGGATATACTCGTGCAGACAGAATTGCGGCATTTAACAAATACAAATAAGGAATACTGCGCATGCCAATGAATCACGATGCAAAACCTAAAGATGATGAACTAGAACGAATGAAGGCAGAGTTTCTTGCCAAAGGTGGCGAGATTACTAAAGGCAAAACAAAGCCTATGCCCAGCGAACTTGGTATTAGCAATAGTAGCTGGAATCAAAAACTAACTAAAGCAGAGAAAGACTCTAAGGCAGGAAAATGATTAAAGTAAACGCTTTTCTTATAATATTTCTTCTAACAGGCTGTTCCACAACAGCAGCGATTGTAGACGTAACTGCAACAACTGCAATATATGCAGGCAAGACAGTCGTAAACACTGTAGATTTAATAACCCCTGATATAATTAACTAAGGACTAACTATGATTAAGAAACATTATTACAGCTGGACTGACATTGAACGTATGTGTGTAAGCATTGTTAATCAAATGTATACAGACAACTGGCGTCCTGATTACATTGTAGGCATTACACGAGGCGGCAATGTACCTGCTACTATTATTAGTAATATGACTGGTATACGTTGCGAAGCACTTAAAGTAAGTTTGCGTGACGATAATGGCGAAAGCGAAAGCAACTTATGGATGAGCGAAGATGCATTTGGTTACGAACCTAAAGGAGAGGAAGGCTTCCCTCCATTGAGTAAGAACATCCTTATTGTAGATGATATCAACGATACTGGTGCTACTTTCAATTGGATTAAAGAAGACTGGCCATCGGGCTGTATGCCAATGGAGCATGATCGATGGAATGCAGTATGGGGCGGCAATGTTCGCTTTGCTACACTAACAGATAATGGTGCAAGTAATGCCGAAGTTCCAGTTAGTTATACGTGTCACGAAATTAACAAAGCAGAAGAAGATGTTTGGTTAGTTTATCCTTGGGAGAATGTAGGTGAGTATTGATACTCTAGCTAAGGCACAAGCGGACGGACGAGCGCCCTGGACTAATGTAACATACGATACTAGAGACTTTGTAGTGTACGAAGATGCATATCCGGTTACACAAGGACATACTCTTATAGTACCTAAACAAGTAACACAAGAAGAGCTAATGAAATGTTTTAAATTTGCTGTTGCTATGGGCGATCAAAATAAAGTAGCAGCAAACAATGATATTACAGGCTATAACATTGGCCTTAATATGGGAGAGAGTGCAGGTCAAACTTGCATGTATCCACACGTACACCTTATCTTTAGAAGAGACGGTGATACAGAAGACCCCCGTGGCGGGGTACGTCACGTTATACCAGAGAAAGGAAACTATCATGCGTAACATGATGATCGAAGCGGCACAGAAACATGCCGAAGGCGCTATTGCATTGCACAAAGCAAATGTTGAAGTGTACTTAACTAACCCAGCCGGTATTGGCGAACACAGTGATGTGATGGAGGCTATTCAAGCAGAGCTTGATAAAATGGCAGAAGCACATGACCGTTTAGCAATGCTAGAATTATTTTAGTTAACGGTTGACAAAACCTAAATAAACGTGTATACTTATAGTTATATTACAGGCAATCCCCTGCCTAAACATCGGAGAAGTGAATGAATAAATCAGAAGTAGTTAAACAACGTCTAGAAGCAAACAATATACGCTTTTGGGCTGGTGACAATATTAGTGAAGTGTTAGAAGATGGAGATAAACAAGATCTTATTGATGAAGCTACTCTAGCTTTTAACACTGTACTAGATACACTAATTATTGATCGACGCAACGATCCTAACTCAGAAGGTACAGCAAGACGGCTTGCTAAGATGTACTTTAATGAGATTATGGCAGGTCGGTATGACCCAATGCCGAGTGCAACGGCATTTCCTAATGACAGTGATACCCGGTATGATGGAATGTTAGTAGTGCGTAGTGAACTTAAAAGCATGTGCTCACATCATCACCAGCCAGTGGCAGGTATTGCGTACATTGGTATTATTGCCGCTGACAAGCTAATTGGTCTAAGCAAGTATACACGTATTGCACAATGGTGTGCTAGACGAGGTACACTACAAGAAGAACTTGCAAATGATGTTGCTCGTGAAATACAGAAAGCAACTGGTGCAGAAAACTTAGGTGTTTATATTCAAGCAACACACGGCTGTTGTGAGAACCGTGGCATTATGGCAACTAGCAGTCTTACACAAACAACTGTATTACAAGGTAGTTTTAAACATGATCCGGGTACTAAGAAGGAGTTCTTTGACAACATTAAATTGCAACAGGAGTTTGCACGATGAAGTTGCGGTACAGCGAAGCGTTCTACAGCGTACAAGGCGAAGGTAAGTTTGTAGGAGTACCTAGTGTATTCCTACGCACTTTCGGTTGTAACTTTCGTTGTATGAACTTTGGACTTGGTAAAGATGAAGCTAGTCGTGCAGAGAAACTTGCAAGCGGACAAAGATACAACGAAGAAGTTAAAGCATTACTAGATGATGGCATTATTGCAAAGACTGAAAAGTTTACAGATTTGCCTATTATCCATACAGGTTGCGACACTTATGCAAGTATCTATCCTGAGTTTAAAGACTTTAACAAACTTGCAGAAGTTGACGAAGTAGTTGAGCATTTGCTATCTCTTACTCCAGAAGGCAAGTGGACAATGGATAACGGACAAGATATCCATCTTATTATGACAGGTGGTGAGCCGTTGTTAGCGTGGCAACGACTTTACGTAGAGCTGTTCGAACATCCACGTATGAAGGATTTAAAAAATGTTACATTTGAAACAAACACTACACAAGTATTACATGATGACCTCTACAACTATCTCAACGATAGCGACAGAATTACTGTCACGTGGAGTTGTTCGCCTAAACTATCCGTTAGCGGAGAATCTTGGATGGACGCTATTAAGCCTGATGTCGCTCTTAACTATTCCACTGTTGATGATAGTGATCTTTATCTTAAATTTGTCGTTGCTGACCGTGCAGACATTGATGAGGCTGGTAGAGCTGTGCAAGCATATCGTGATGTCGGCGTTGAGTGTCCAGTATATTGTATGCCGCTTGGGGGACGCTCGGAAGAGTATGTCCTTAATGTTAAAGAAGTTGCGGAAGTTTGCATGGAAAAAGGATGGCGCTTCACCCCAAGACTACACATCAGCTTATTCGGAAATGCCTGGGGTACCTAGGGAACCTAAGTACATTAATGACGTACACAAGACAGCAATGACTGCTCCGGTTGACAAAGAAAATTTAGACGATAAACTAAGAAGAAAAGGATTAATATGAAAAACTTTATTAAAAAATTAACAGGGCAAGACAAGGTAGAAGCTAATCAAGCAAAGATTGACCAGCAAGAAAAAGAGTTAAAAGAAAAAGAACTAGCACATGTTAAAGGCACTGACCCTAAGGCATATGCAACACGTAAGAAGATGCCTTGGGTTAATGTACTTGACATGAAAGTAAATGAAAAGAATATACGCAATGGGTTTTTTGAACTTGACTGGAACAAATACTTTATTGTAGAATTAATTAGACACGGTTACGGCACAGAATCCGATCCTGAAGAAGAAGTAGTCGATCGTTGGTTCAAAGACATTGTCTATAACATGTTATCAGAAGAAGGCATGGATACAGATCGAGGTGCAGGATATATTAATGTAAAGCCGTTGGCTGACGGAGCGAGTGAAGTATCATAATGCAAAAACATATTTTTACAAGTGAAAGTGTTAGTGACGGGCATCCAGATAAAGTAGCAGATCAAATTAGTGATGCGATTGTAGATGCCGGATTAGCCGCAGGCGATACAACTACACGAGTAGCAGTTGAAACACTAGTAACTACCAACATGGTTACACTAGCAGGCGAAGTTAAGAACTTTAATGTAACTAGAGCCGAAGTAGAACAAATTGTTCGAAACAAAGTTAAAGAAATTGGCTACGAGCAAGATGGATTTCATTGGGACGAATTACGGTTGTATAATGAAATTCACGAACAAAGTGCAGACATTGCACTAGGCACAGATAGCTTTGGAGCAGGCGATCAAGGTATTATGTTTGGTTATGCGTGTAATCATACACCTAGCATGATGCCAGCGCCTATTCATTATAGTCACGCTATCCTTAAAAACTTAAAGACAAAGCGTGGTAGTATACTAGGACCGGATGCTAAATCACAAGTAAGTGTAGAGTACAATGGTGCAAGACGAGACGGTGTTATTAAACGCATTGATCAAATTGTTATTAGTACACAGCACACTGAAGGCAATGTAGAAGAAGCAAGGCATTTATGTAAACTTGCAGCAATGGAAGAGTTAGGAGATTTAATTGATAGCAATACTGTTTGGCATCTTAATCCTACTGGTAATTTTGTTATCGGCGGCCCTGACGGTGACACAGGAGTTACCGGGAGAAAGATTATTGTTGATACTTATGGTGGCTTTGCCCCTCATGGTGGCGGCGCTTTTAGTGGCAAAGATCCTACTAAAGTAGATCGTAGTGCGGCTTATATGGCACGTTGGTTGGCTAAGAACGTAGTAGCAGACGAAATGGCAGACTGGTGTAATATACAACTAAGTTATGCTATTGGTATTAAAGAACCAACAAGCATTTACATTGATTCGAACGGACACAATCGTTCGATAGCTAACTTTATTGAGCGTGAAATTGACTTAACACCAAAAGGAATCATTGACAGATTTGATCTTTTCAACTATAATAACTATAGCGAGAATTGTATTTACGGACACTTTGGTGACAAAGATGTACCTTGGGAGCAGATGGGGTGGTAATTTTACTTGACATCTATCGCAAACTCGTGTATAATAATATACAACGCAACTTAAACAAGGCAATATAATGGCAACTTATGTACTAGTAGACACAGCAAATACATTCTTTCGTGCAAGGCACGTTATTCGAGGCGACTTAGATACAAAGATAGGTATGGCGTTTCATATCACACTTGCTGGTGTTAGAAAGGCATGGCAGGACTTTAAGGCTGATCATGTTGTGTTCTGTTTAGAAGGTCGTAGCTGGCGCAAAGATGTTTATGCTCCTTATAAACGCAACCGCAAAGTATCTCGAGATGCACTTACAGAAGCACAACAAGAAGAAGAGACACTGTTTTGGGAGGCGTTTGATACATTTAAAGATTTCGTCGATACAAAGACTAATTGTACAGTTATGCAACACAAACAACTAGAAGCAGATGATCTTATTGCAGGCTGGGTGCAAGCACACCCTAACGATAATCATGTTATTATTAGCACAGATGGCGACTTTGCACAACTTATTGCTCCTAATTGTAAGCAGTATAACGGTGTATCTGAGACTACTATTACACACGAAGGTTACTTTGATAAGAAAGGTAACCGTGTAATTGATAAGAAGACACAAGAGCCTAAGCCTGCACCGCATCCTGACTTTATGTTGTTTGAAAAGTGTATGCGTGGCGACACTAGTGATAACGTGTTTAGTGCGTATCCAGGTGTACGTAAGAAAGGTACTAAGAACAAAGTTGGACTTATTGAAGCATATGAAGATAAAGGTGCTAAAGGATACAACTGGAATAACATGATGCTACAGCGTTGGGTAGATCATGAAGGTGTAGAACATCGTGTACTAGATGACTACAATCGAAACGTTGTATTATGCGACTTAACGGCACAACCTGGTAATATTAGAAGTATTATTAATGATGTTATTGAAGACGCAGCACAACCTAAACAAATATCACAAGTTGGAATGCGTCTTATGAAGTTTTGCGCTAAGTGGGATCTCCAGCGAATGAGTGAACAGGCTCAAAGTTATGCGGAGCCGCTACAAGCGAGGTATATAGGATGACACTAAAAGCAAAAGAAATTATAGACGGAAAGTTTTGGATACTCGAAAGCGAAGGTAACAAGGTTGCAACCCTTGCTTACTCAGATGAAAAGTATATGGTAACTGACGCAAATGGCACAAGATTTGTTGATGACAAAAGAGCTTTAGAAAAAGACTTAGGAACAGTTAACTGGAGTGCGCTAGAAATTACAGAAGTCACACTAGACGAAGTTCACGGCTTTCCTACAAGTTGCAAACCGCATAATCCACTTTATGATATTAAACAGAAACTACCGTTGTTTACAAAAAGCGATAAATCTAAAAGTTTGTACTGTGCAGGATTTTATATTATTCAATTTGAAAAAGGCTGGGTTAAGAGCTTTTGTCCTAAATCAATTACTATTGAACGTTATGCATATAAAGGACCTTTTACTACAGCAATCGAAATGCGTACAGAATTGAGTAAAGCAAATGCTAAATGAGCCGCTTAACACTGCGTCTATACAGCAGTTTATATCTCAAGTAAGAAGTGCTGACGCTAGTAGGGCTAGAGATGTCACATTAGACATCCAGCAGGCTAAGCGTCTAGCATTTACACTAGGCGAAGTAATGGCTAGACTCAACGGAGACTTAGAAAGTTTACTGGCAAAACAGGGCAATACCGACAACGAAGTCATCGAAGTTCAAATGGACGGTGGCAAAGGTTGGTAAAAATAGCTAAATATATACGTAGTTTATTAAAGGACAACGTATATGAGCAGACCAAAACCAACGGTTTTATTAGAATTTATAGATAAAAAGACCTATAAAAGCGAGCAAATACTCGATGCTGATGCTATATGGGCAGTATTCTATAACAACAAACCATTTAATCTTAAATCATCACATAGTTTAACAAACTATCCAGGGCCTAAGTATAAGAAAGTATCCTTCTCTAACCCAGGACATGCTATTAATTTAGCTAAAAAACTTAATGATTTATTCAGCTGTGAGAACTTTACTGTTGTAAAGCTATCTGCAGGTGAGAATGTTCCACTGGGTGACTAATGAACTGGAAAGAAACTTACACTAAGATTTTTCTAAAGAATTCCGGTAAGGCTGTACACGAAGCAAGTCTTACTGAGTATATGTCGTCCTGGTGGCAAAACACTAGATCAAAAGATACAGGCGGACTTCGTCTTACAGACGCAGGATATGCATTTGTAACAGAAGAACTTGAATTACAGATGTATGCAGTGCCGTATCCAAAAGGGTTTGAATTCACTACTAATGTTATTATATGGATGGATCAGTTTATAGACTGCCCGTACTACTTTGACAAGACAGGCATTACTGTTACTAACGAAAAAAAAGCTATGGAACTTCATTTGTTTAGTGGCGATGTTAGAAAATATGGCCTAATAAAAGCAATGAATAGACAAAAAGATTCCAAAAGTGGTTGACCTTTAGTGTAGTTGGTGCTATAATATATACATACTAATAAAACAGTATGGCACTGATAGAAACTAACGAGGAATACAAAATGGAAAACGTAGCAATTCGAACTGTATCACCCAACCGTGCAAAGAAGAGTATTAGGCATGCTTTCAAAAAGCAACGTCCTATCTTTATGTGGGGTCCTCCGGGTATTGGTAAATCCGACATTGTCGGGCAGGTAACTAGAGAACTTCCTAATTCACACTTAATTGATATTCGCTTGTCGCTTTGGGAACCTACAGATATTAAAGGTATTCCGTACTATGCAGCAAACGATAATGTGATGGCATGGGCACCACCACAAGAATTACCAACAGCAGAATTTGCAGCACAATATGATTGGATTGTATTGTTCTTAGATGAAATGAATTCAGCGGCTCCGGCAGTACAGGCGGCGGCTTATCAGCTTATTTTAAACCGTAAAGTTGGTGCTTACAAGTTACCAGATAACGTACTAATTGTTGCAGCTGGTAACCGAGATGCCGACAAAGGTGTTACTTATAGAATGCCTGCTCCGTTAGCAAACAGATTTGTACATATTGAACTAGCAGTTGACTGGGACGATTACTTTGCTTGGGCTGTAGCAAATAATATTCATGCAGATGTTGTTGGTTACTTAACATTTAGCAAAAAAGATCTTTACGATTTTGATCCTAAGAGTCCAAGTCGTTCTTTTGCAACACCTCGAACATGGTCGTTTGTATCAGAATTACTAGAAGATGACCTAGATGAAGAAACAACAACTGATCTTGTATCAGGTGCTGTAGGCGAAGGACTTGGAATAAAGTTTGTTGCTCACCGCAAGGTAGCATCGTCTATGCCTAACCCAACTGACATTTTAGCAGGAAAGGTTAAAGAGCTTAAGACTAAAGAAATCAGTGCCATGTATTCCTTAACAGTCTCGCTCTGCTACGAACTTAAAGAAGCATCCGACAAAGGCGATAAGAAGTTTGACGATAAAGTTAATAACTACCTACGCTTTATGATGGATAACTTCGAAACTGAGTTAGTTGTAATGGGTATTAAGTTAGCCCTTACGCAATATGCGTTACCAATTGACCCAGACGAAGTAGAATGCTTTGATGAGTTCCATGAACGCTTTGGCAAGTATATTACTAAAGCACAAGAAGCATAGACGTAAGAGTTTGGGCGATCTCTTCAAAACGCCCAATTACGCTTGACATCTATTGTTAAATATAGTATACTGTAAGAACAATAAAGCATTATAGGAGTTAACGTTATGGGCATAGACATTAAAGGATTTACAGCAGATCCGGATATTACACCAGAAGCATTAGCTATAATGCGCACAAAAGTAATGGAAGACATTATTGTTGCTAGAGTAGGTTTGCTACTCCGTCATCCGTTCTTTGGTAATATGGCAACACGCCTTAAAATTTTACCGTGTGACGATTGGTGTCCTACAGCGGCAACTGACGGACGTCACTTGTATTTTAACACACAATTCTTTAATGCAATGACAAATAGAGAAATTGAATTTGTTATTGCACACGAAATCCTACATTGCGTATTTGATCACTTAGGCCGCAGAGATGACCGTGATCCTATGATCTATAATATTGCTGCAGACTACATTGTAAACAACTTACTTGTACGTGATCGTATTGGCGAAAAGCCTAAAGTAGTAGATTGTTACCAAGACTTTAAATACGATAACTGGAGTTCAGAATCTGTTTATGATGAACTATTTGAAAAAGCAAAACAAAACGGTGAAGAATATTTAAAGCAACTGGGCGAAATGTTAGACGAACATCTTGACTGGGAAGGCGACAGCGAAGGCGAAGGTCCTGAAGAAGGTGGCAACGGAGGCAAAGCGCAACCTAAATATTCAAAAGATGAAATGCGCAAGATCAAAGAAGAGATCAAAGAAAGCATGATGTCAGCCGCTCAAGCATCAGGTGCAGGTAATGTTCCGGGTGAAATTGCACGTATGATTAAAGACCTTACTGAACCTAAAATGAACTGGCGTGAAATACTACGTCAACAGATTCAAAGCACAATACGTTGTGACTACACGTTTAGTCGTCCATCACGCAAAGGTTGGCATACAGGTGCAATACTTCCAGGTATGAATTTTGATGAAACTATCGACTTGTGCATTAGCATTGATATGTCGGGGTCAATTGGTGAAATTCAAGGACGTGACTTTTTAAGTGAAGTACAAGGCATTATGGACGAGTACAGAGACTACAACATTAAATTGTGGTGCTTTGATACTAAAGTATATAACGAACAAGACTATAGTGCAGACGACGGCGAAGACTTAGTTGACTACGAAATTATGGGCGGTGGCGGAACTGATTTTTCTGTAAACTGGACATACATGAAAGAGCAAGATATACAACCTAAGAAGTTTATTATGTTTACAGACGGATATACCTGGGACGGCTGGGGCGACGAAGATTATTGCGACACAGTGTTTGTAATACATTCTAATAACGACAAGGCACTGCAAGCACCATTTGGGACTACAGTACATTATGATGCTGCTTAAATCAAAACAACCAAATCGATTAGAAGTTTTTAAGTGCAGGAAGACTAGTTCTCCTCCTGCACATTTTGAATATATAAAACTTCCACTAACCTACAATTTATCAGATAGTATTTCAAATTGGATTGCAGACCATTTAAAAGGTCGGTACTATGTAGGACGTTCGATAGCTGTAAACGAAACACGATCAATAGAAACTATACTTAAAGTAGGTTTCGAAGACCCGAAAGAACTATCATATTTCACATTGGCTTGTCCACTTTTGAAATATAAGTAAATATTTTTGAATAATTAATAGTACAAGGAGTTAAAAAAACTATGACCGAAGAAACAACATCAGCAACCGCAAATGCGCAAACTGAAACACCAGTCGAACTTACAGTTCAAGACTTAGGTAATATCAAACAAATCATCGATGTAGCAAGTCAACGAGGCGCTTTTAAGCCTGGTGAAATGACTGTAGTCGGTACAACATACACGAAGTTAGAAACATTTCTAACGGCAGTGGCACAGCAGCAATCGCAAGGCGAAGCTGAAGGAGAAAAATAATGTATAAGCACGTTGGCAGAATTAAGACGAACCAAAGAAAAGTAATTGTTGCATATAGAACTGTTCCAGGCGAACCTGAAAATTGTCTTGTAGTAACTACAGAAAATTTAATGGCAGAAGAACATGATGCATTAATGAAGCTGATCGAAAGTGACGGCGGACAAAATGAAGATGTATTTGCAAATGCAATGGCTAGAGCAAGACTACCTGATGGTAGAATTATGTTACCAGCATTTCATGTTACAGGAAAGATTCAAAAGGTTCCAACTAGCCTAGTAGAAATGACACCTAATAGAAGTGACATTATTCCGTTAGACGATCTAAATAAAATGATTGCCGACCAACGCGGAGTTGGCGTTGAAGATCTTGCAGCTATCGATGCCGGCGGAGCAGCTACAGTTACAGAAGTAGCAAAAGTAAACGAGATGCCAGTTATTGAAGATACTGCACCAGCAACAGCTAGTGACGAAGTACTTGATGATGCGGCATTAGCAGCACAGTTTCGTTCGCAAGCAGATCGTATGAGCAAAGAAGCGGCCGCACTACGTAGGCAAGCAGAAGAACTAGTTCCGACTAAGAAGAAAAAGTCTGTAACGGCCAGTGCCTAAACCCAAAAATAAGAAGTTACCACAGGACATTATAGATCATTGGCCTGAAGTATTTCGAGATGTAGATATTAAAGTTGTACCAGTAAAATATCTACATAGCGTCCGAGTGTTCTTTACTGATGGTAAGGTATGGGACATTGACGTTGCTAAGTCTAGAGAAAAAGAAAATGCTGAAGACATTGAAAATTCTTTAGAAGAGTTGTTTAATAATTACGAAGAAAATATTGACAACGTTGACTTTAGGCTTGACACTGTTAAGATTAAAGCAGATATCCAAGGACGGACACGATCCTTTATGAAGCGTCGAAAGTAATTTGTTTGGCATTTTGTATAAATACATGTAGACAGTCCAGGAGTTAAATATGGCCCTAAAATTAAGAAGAGGTACGAACGCAGAACGAACTGCGATTACGCCCGTAGCCGGTGAACTAGTATACACCACTGACACTAAGAAAGTGTGGGTAGGCGATGGTTCTACGGTCGGAGGTAACATTGTTACCGGGCAAAACGACATTGTAGACGATACTACACCACAACTAGGTGGCAACCTAGATTTAAATGGCAAAAACATTACAGGTACAGGTAATATAAACATTACAGGTACAGTTACAGCATCAGGTAATATTAACTTAGGCGATGGCGCTGGTGGTGATGTTATTGCTGTAGGCGGCGTAGTACAAGGTGCATTGATCCCAGATGTATCAGTAGCATACAATCAAGGTTCAAACATAGCACGTTGGAACACTGGATTTTTTAGTTCCTTAGATGTTCTAGGACATATACAAGCAGATAGTATACAAGGTGATTTAATTGCTGATGATAGTACAGTATCTTGGAACCAAACAACAAATCAATTCTCTGGCACATTTGTAGGAACATTAGAAGGTGATGTAAACGGTAGTTTATTTGCTGACGATTCAACACTAATGGTTGATGGTGTTAATAATCTTGTTGTAGCCAATGTTAATAATACAAGTGTTACAACAGGCTTAGCAACAGTTTCTAATGCAACTAGAGCAGACTTACGTTTTAATTATAACGCTGTTGGCGCATCTGCTAATACTGTATTAGGACAAATAAATTTCCAAGATAACACTCTAAACAAAGCCACAATTCAAGGCAGACAGGGCAACATATATATAACTGCTGCTGATAACGGTGCTAAGGGTGTAACAATATACGAAACACATTCAGTACACGGCGGCATGAAGCTGCGTATTAATCCAACTAACACTGTATTCACTGAACCAACTGAAGCATTGCAGGTCGACGGTAATGCAATAATTTCAGGCGTAATTGATGCTGCATCGTTTAGAGGGTCATTAGTTGCTGATGATTCAACTACTATAGTTGATGCAATTAACAGCACTATAACAGTAGGCAGTTTTGTACAGTTTGGCAGTATGACTACTGCCGTACGTGATGCCATTACAGCAGCTAACGGCATGGTCATTTATAACACTACATTAAACAAATTCCAAGGCTACGAAAACGGTGCTTGGGCCAGCTTGATCTAACTTCACTTATTGCATTAGTAATTTAATAGGCAGATAAGTATTTGTATGGAAACATACTTAATACTTTTATCTGCCTATTTTCTTTATATGACCTTGGCTGTTATCGGAATAACTCTAGGGTATCACAGATATTTTTCACATAAAGAATTTAATGCAGCACCTTGGCAAGAAGTAATAATGCTTTATTGTGGATTGCTCTGCGGAGGTCGAAGCGTATTAGGCTGGGCAGGTGTGCATCGTATGCATCATATGTATGCTGATACAGAATTAGACCCTCATAGTTCAAAAAATCATCCGTGGTGGAAGATACTTTTTAGTTTATGGAAAGTTGAATCATTGCCGCGTAAATTTGTAAAAGACTTACTACGTAACAAACGTGTAATATTTTTTCACAAATACGGCACATACATTTTTATTGTTCATCAGTTATTATTTTTTGCAGTGTTTGGCGTTAACAGTCTTATAGTACACAGCATAGTATTTTCACTAGCATACTTAGGTTATGGTACACTTAATCTTTGGGGACATAACTTAAATGGGCCTATTAATAGAATATGGATCAATCTCATTGCACCGTTTGAAGGCAATCACGCAGATCATCATAAAGCGAGTATTAAATGAAATGGATACTCGCACCAATCGATAGTCACTTAGAAGATATTAAAACTCTGTTTGCAAAAACAGAAGGCCATAAACATGCTAACAATTACAGTAAATGGCCATTGTTTCAACATACAAAATTTGCCCGTATGGCTTGGGATTCGCATCTAATATATTATAGTGCTGGCATTGAGCGCCCGGAGTATAACGGTAGCATACGCATTATGAGCAGGCACACTAGAGACAGACAGTACAACTTTGGTGGTCTTAAAGCAGACCTTGCTCGAGGATTAGAAACGTTAGATGTTAGTACATCACATGCTATTAGTTTAGGCTACAAAGACATTTGGGTAAGCAGGGAGGAAAATGGCAAATTGCTAGATTACTTTCAACACCATTCTAAATATGATTGGATAATAACACAAGAGGAAATACCTTTGGGAGGAATACAATGGGTAATGAGATTAGCGTAGAAAGTTTTAATGCTATTAAACATAATGATACCAAAAATTTAACTGTTATATGGGATCTAGGACGTAGATGTACATACGATTGCTCTTATTGTTCTCCTCACTATCATACAGACTTTTCTCCTCTTATGTCTAAAGAAAAGTTTACGAAAACTGCAGACAGTATAATGCGGTATGCAGACATGCTTAATGAATACCGAAAAGAACCTGTTTGTACAAGTGTAGCATTTACAGGAGGAGAACCTACATTACATCCAGGGTTTTTTGAATGGTTAGAAGAACTACGTGAAAAATATCCTCGAAAAGTATTAAATTTAAATGTTACTACAAACGGTTGTTATAATAAAAAACGTGTTATGCAATTAATTAATACTGTAGATAATGTTACAATAAGTTACCACGCCGAAGCAACACCTGCTCAAAAAAAATTAGTATTAGAAAACATAGATACTTGCAACAAACATAATTTTAATTTTAAAGTTAATTTAATGATGCATAAAGATTACTTTGAAGAATGTGTACAACTTGCAGAACATTTTAAAGAAAATAATATTAAGTATGTGCCACGCATAATCGGTGATGGCGTTTCAACGCAAGAATCTAAAACAACTCAAGTATATAGTAAAGAACAATTAAATTGGTTTAAGCAATATTGGCAAGAAAAAAATCAAGTAACTAAGAAAGATTGTGGGTCATGTAGCACAACTAATACAAGTTTAGGAAGACCATGTTGCCGACAAAATCAACTGCAACTCAAATTTGGTGATACATGGCAACCGGGAACGTTTGTCCCTAGCACAAACTTTAACCAATGGCACTGTACAGTAAATTGGTTTTTCTTTTACGTTTGTAGCGAATTTGATTACTTTGGTTATCATCAAACTTGCGAAGTTAACTTTAATAACAAGATTGGTAAGAACGGCAAAGCATCTGAGATTGACTTATTTACAGACAAAATTAGAACACGCTTAGAAGAAGGTACAATGCCAGTAATAAAATGTCCTAAAATGAATTGTGGCTGCGGTCTTTGTGCTAGTAAATCACTACACAAAGAAGACCTTGAACAAGATATAAAAGAAAATTACAACTTTGTTCCTAATTTTATTGACGGGGAAGTAGAGAAACGAGGTTCAGAACTTTGGCAAACGTTAGATAGAATGGAAAGTAGGTACGGAGGTGTATTGAAATGATTATAGGCATAACTGGGCATACAAGTGGCTTTGGAAAACATATTGTTCAATCATGTGAAGAACAAGGATACACTATAAAAGGCTTTAGTAGATCTAACGGTTATGACTTACAAGTTGATTGGGAAAAGATATTCGATCATAAAATAGACTATATTATAAACAATGCCGACATTGGTCTAACACAAGTCAATGTTAGCGTTAGAGCGTATAAAAACAAAATAAGATGCATAAACATTGGCAGTAAAATTACAGAAGCAAAAGTGTCCGGAGTACTTGAACAAATACAAAAAGACAATAAACTAACACTACGGCACTTTAGTAAAAATTATAACCAAACATATTTAACATGGGGATTTTTAAAAGGTCATCCTATATTAGAACACAATCCGCAATTATTAGAAACAATTACTATAGAAGATGCTGTAAAGGAGGTACTCAATGAGTTGGGAACTACACAATAATATAAATGCATTCGGCGATGTATGCGAGTTAAATAATATCTATTGCAGTACAATGCAAGTGATGAAAGAACTAGAACAATTTGAAAATGACTGGAAGAAATTTAATTCAGGCAAGCCTCGAATATTAAGAGACGGATTAAGTGTAACAAGTTTACACGGAGAATTAGATGGTCCTGATCTAGATAGTCTAAAAGACTTATATGAAAGAACAGGCAACAGTTACACTGAATTAGATTTTGCTACACTTACAGATGTTTATCATAAATGTCCTGAATTGCAAAAGGTTATTAACCCATGGAAGCCTTGGTTAGCAAGATGTCATTTTTTGAGATTGCCACAAGGCGGTCATTTTCCTCACCATCTAGACGGTGGCAGAAAGGGGCCTCCAGATGTATTTAGGATTATTGTTCCTATACAAAATTGTGTCCCACCTAATTTCTTTATGATGATTAAGTCAGGCGCAAACTTCGAAAGCATACCTTTTAAATACGGCATGAGTACATTTGTTAATACAACTAAAAGACATGTGTTGTTTAATGCAAATAGTAAAGACTCTATAATGCTTATTATGAATATAAAACTTACAGACGATTCTTTTAGCAAGTTTAGATTTGAAGTTTATTAATGATTCCTTATTTTGCCTCAACAGATTTAATTTCTAAACAAGAAACTGAATACTTAGAAAGCCTATTGCCGCAAGGAGACTTTGTTGAATACGATACTATTAGCGGAAGTCGCGATGGCAATTTGTGCTGGGATAAAAATATAAATGAATTTAATAAGTTTAACTTAAAAAGCTACACATTCTTTGTACACCAGCCTGGCTATACTAAAGTAACTGCACACGTTGATAATACAAAATGGAAACGTAACACTGTTTTAATTGTACCGTTACATTACCACAAGCATTATGCTCCCTGTTATTTTACAACCGGTCCTCAGATACATTTAAGCACACCATACTTGTTTAACACACAATTAGAACATTATATTAATAATAACAAACACGATAGATACAATTTTCAAATATGCTTTGAAGAACCAATAGAGGAGGTTGCTAAATGTTTGACCCTAAGATGAATGAAGCATTTGTTCATTGCGACCCAATCAGCAATACAAAAGAGCTTACACAATTATTTTATAACATGACTGGCGAAATATGGACCGACCTAGACTTTGGTGACCAAACATATTTAAATGTGTATATGCAACGTCCGAAAGATTTAATGACTAAACGAGATATCTATAATGGCCTTAGAGGCTTTGATATGAAAGACGAATCTAATTGGCTAGACTATGTTACAGAAACACAATACGAAACAGGTGTGCTATACTATGTAAAACTACGCAAAGAAAATGCAAGGATAGAAGATCATCAATGGCTTAACATCTACTGCTTTGTACATAAAGATTTTAGAGAGCTTGGTAAGAAGTACTGGGACGAACTTGAACAGACTATACCAGACTTAAGAAGTAACTACTGGTTTAGCTACATGGAGCATGATTGTTGTTTCCAATGGCACACCGATGGTGATACTGGTTTTAGATATCATCATGTACTACTTAACGACGGTGAAGGAGTAACTAGTAGTATCGAAACTAGTGACGGTAGTGTATTCCGTACCCCCGGAGAAGGATTTATTTTAAACACTGCTAAACCTCATAGTGTTGTACCCTGTCGTAGTGTTAGACTACATGCTGTTGCTAGTGTTAATGGTCCTAAGAGTACACGTAAAGATCATAATAATCAGTGGTTAGAAGACTCTAATTCAAATTGGAAGGAGTGGGCCAAAAAAAATGGTTACGATAATTGACGATTGGCTAGATGAGGAAACATTGTCCATACTAGATGCTGTGGTTCAAGGTCCCACCAAGACACTAGATAGCAGTGGAAATCATGTAAATTACTACACAGAGTACGAATGGGACCTTGTACAATGTGATTTACGTGAACATTCTTCTAAACACGTCTTATTTGCTAAGTTAAGCAAAATCATAGGCAAACACATACCCACGGACAATTTAGAGCCAATTCAGTTATTTGCCAAACAGTTTGATAAAAATAGCTTCTGCGCACCACATACTGAAGATCCAAAGTACTACGGTGACTGGGTATTCATGTTATATCTAACAGATGAAATCGACGGAGCATTATGTACCCCTGACATGCGTGTACTTCCTAAAAGAAATAGACTTGTAGTAATGCGTACAGGATTTGAACATTGGGTCGAAAAATGTAGTGGTACTAGATTAAATGTAACTGGGTGGCCGTTTGCTACTGCTGAAGTAAGAGACCGTTGGAAGAAGCAACAGAAACAATAGTATCCCAGTCAACTGTATAAAGTGTACTAAAACTTAGCATAGCTCTAACATCATCATTTGGAGTTTGTTCTACACTGTGCCAAATTCCTGTCCTAAATAAACACGGTTTTGTAATTTCATGCTCGTATATGCATGTCATTTCAAAATCTTTATCGTACCAAAAATCGTATGGATGGATATTATCAGGATTATTTTGTCGCCACCATTTTGTTTTTACTCCTTTGGATTCAAATAAAGGAATATTAAG